GACTACAAAGCAAGAGTCGGCGAAATACAGGGTGTCGCTTATGCTCTTGATGAATTAAAGGCCCTGCTAAAAAAGGTGAATTATGTCGAAGACACTGATAGTACCTGACTACGTTGTCGCGCAACGCGAAGCGAAAAAGAAGGCCGAAGAGGTCGCAAAAGAAAAATCCCTTACAGAAAGAATTCCACAACCCACTGGATGGCGTATATTAGTCATGCCGTATATGGGTCGTGATAAGACTGAAGGGGGTATTTATGTTCCTGATCAAGTTAGAGACCGTGAGTCAAAGGCTACTGTTGTAGCCTATGTCGTAAAGGTTGGACCTCTAGCATACAAAGATGCCGACAAATTTGGTGGCGGTGATCCTTGGTGTAAGGTGGGTGATTGGGTGTGTATCGGACGATATGCTGGCTCTCGGTTTAGTATTGAGGGTGGTGAAGTCCGCATTATCAACGATGACGAAGTCATCGCAACCATCGTCGATCCAGACGATATCAAGTCATACGGAGGGTAGTTGTGTCAACTAACGCCGCAGAAGAGCAAGAGATCGAAATTATTGAAGAAGACGACAAGGAGCAGGAAGAAGAGTTAAAGGTTGAGGAAGAAGCTCCGGCAAGCGAGGAGCAAAGTGCGTCAGAAGAAGAAAGATCAGAGCCAGACAAGGAAGAAGAGTTAGAACAATATTCTAAGTCTGTGCAAACCCGTATAAACAAACTGACGCATAAGTTTCGGGAAGAGGAATCTCAACGCAAAGCTGCGATGGAGTTTGCAGAAGCGGTTAAAAAACAGAATGACGACTTGAAGTCTAGACTTGATAAACTGGACGAGTCTTTTGTTGGTGAGTTTGGCTCAAGGATTGAGTCCCAAATTGCCGCCGCTAAATCGTCGTATCAAAAAGCCTACGACGAGGGCGATGCAGAAGCGATGTTTGAGGCTCAAAAGAGCTTGAGTAAACTTGCACTTGATGAAGCTCGTCTTGATGAGTCCAAGCAACGCAGAGAGAAAGCCCCTGTGGAAGCACCGCAACAGCGGCAGCAAGAACCGCAACAGGCTCAACAGCCTGCAACTCCGCCTCCAGATCCTAAAGCAGAGGTCTGGGCCACTAAAAACGAGTGGTTTGGGAATGATCAAACTATGACTTATGCTGCCTTTGGGTTGCATAGGCAATTAATTGAGGACGAAGGATTTGACCCAGCGTCCGATGAGTACTATAATGAGCTTGACAAAAGAATCCGTGTTGAGTTTCCTCAAAAGTTCAAGGAAACAAAACGCGGTGATAAAGGACCCCGAGTCGCCTCTGCGGAGTCCAGTGCTTCTAAAGCACCGTCAGGAAAGGGGCGCAGAACAGTCAAATTAACAGCTTCGCAGATTGCAATAGCGAAAAGGTTAAATGTTCCGCTCGAAGAATATGCTAAGTATGTTAAGGAGTAAGAGATGACTGATTCTACAAGAACGCCACGCGAAGCGACAACTCGCGCTAAGACCCAGCGGCGCAAGCCTTGGGCACCTCCTTCTAAATTGGAGGCCCCGGAAGCACCGGACGGTTACCAACATCGTTGGATTCGTACATCACTTCGTGGTGAGGATGACAAGATGAATGTAAACGCCAAGCTTCGGGAAGGTTGGGAGCCTGTACGGGCTGACGAATATCCTGAGATGGCTGGTAAGTATCCAACTATCGATGATGGTCAGCATGCAGGTGTAATAGGAGTAGGTGGCTTAATGCTTGCTCGTATCCCAGAGGAAACGGTAGAAGAGCGAACTGAATACTATCGGGAGCAGACCCGTCAACAAATGGAAGCCGTGGACCAAAGCCTGATGAGGGAACAACATCCCTCAATGCCTATCCATTCGGATAGGAAAAGCCGTGTATCATTCGGAGGTAAGTCAGATGGCTGACCTCCTACAAAACAAGGAGTAAGCAATGGCAAACACTAATGTTGCCTTCGGCCTCAAGCCGATTAACACTGCTGGTAGCGCCCCAGCTACAAGTGGTGTAAATGCATACCCCATCGGCAGTTCCGCAGCAGCAATATTCCAAGGTACTCCAGTAAAGTGTGACAACGGTGGTTCAATCGTTGTTGGCTCTGCTACAGGAGATACCGTGGCGTATGTTGGCGTGTTCCAAGGATGTGAGTATGTTTCAGCCACTACCGGAAAGAAAGTGTTCTCGAACACATGGGCCGGTTCAGGAAGTGCAGACACAAATTTCCCGATCACAGGATTTGTGTATGATAACCCACTTCAGCGCTTCATTATCGCTACAGATGCGACAATTACAGATGAAGCAACTGCGAAAGCAGCTATCTTTGAAAACACAATGTTAGATAGCGGCGCAAGCGGAAGTACAACCACAGGAATCTCATCTGCAAAAATGGATGTAGCAACTCTCGATTCATCTAACCTATCTCTTCCATTGAAGATTGTAGGTATCTTAGATGATGTAGACAACGAGGACTTTGCAGCCGCAGGTATTCCTATGATTGTGATGATCAACAACCATGCATTGCTTCAGGCCGATTCTGAAGCGGCAATTTCATAGGGAGTTAGATAATGGCTATTTCTCGCGCACAACTTGCCAAAGAACTAGAGCCCGGTCTAAACGCTCTCTTTGGAATGGAATACACCCGATACGAAGGTCAGCATGCTGAAATCTTTGATACCGAGTCATCAGACCGGGCATTCGAGGAAGAGGTAATGCTGTCAGGTTTCGGTGCAGCACCTGTTAAGGGTGAAGGCACAGGTGTCACTTTTGACGATGCCAACGAAGCTTACACTGCTCGTTACAACCACGAGACAGTGGCAATGGCCTTCTCAATCACTGAAGAAGCAGTTGAGGACAATCTTTACGATCGTCTTGCTTCTCGGTACACTCGTGCCCTTGCTCGTTCAATGGCGCACACAAAGCAGGTTAAAGCTGCCGCAGTTCTTAACAACGCTTTCTCCGCTGGCGCATTTGCTGGTGGTGACGGTGTTGCTCTCTGCGCCACTAACCACCCGCTTACAAATGGTGGCACATTCGCCAATGAGCCAGCAACTGCCGCTGACCTGAATGAGACTTCTCTTGAAGACTCTCTCATCAGCATTGCTGGTTTCACTGACGAGCGCGGTTTGATTATTGCCCTTAAAGGCATGAAGCTTATCGTTCCTCGCCAGCTTCAGTTTGTTGCCGAGCGTCTTATGGTATCAAACCTTCGGGTAGGTACAGCAGACAACGACACAAACGCATTGCGCTCAATGGGCATGCTTCCAGACGGTTATGTAGTCAACGACTTCCTAACTGATACGGACGCATTCTTCATTAAGACTGATGCGCCAAACGGCTTCAAGCACTTTGAGCGTATGGCTCTGTCAACTGCAATGGACCCAGACTTCGACACTGGCAACATGCGGTACAAAGCTCGTGAGCGTTACAGCTTCGGCTTCTCAGATCCTCGCGCAGTGTTCGGTTCACCGGGCGCATAAGTGTAGGCAAAATGATATTAAAGGGCAGCTTCCATGCTGCCCTTTTTTGTTGTACAATGATGCATTCCTGACAACTGCATTGGGCGGTTGACACTAGCCACGACAGGAGACTTAAATGGCTACCACTACTTTCTCTGGTCCTATTAAGGCCGGAACTATCAAGAACACAACAGGCACGACTCTCGGCTCAAACATTGCTAACGTCGGTCAAGTTGTTATGGCTCAGACATTTTCAGCAGACTTATCGGGTGGCGCTCTAGCTGCTCAAGTCACTGATGTTGTTATCCCTGCAAACTCTCAGATTGTTGATTGTGTGATTGACGTTATCACCGCAGCGAGTGGTGCAACTAACCTTAGTGTTGGCGACACTGTTGGCGGTGCGGCTACAATCCTTAATACATTCGCAATTGGGACAAGCGCCGGTCGCAAGTATCCAACAACTCAAGCCGGTGCTGCATTAGCTTGGCAGGATACAGGCGTAGCTGATATTCGTTTGACTGTGACAGCTTCTGCCGCGACAAATGCAGGTCTTGTTCGTGTTACAATCTTGTATCAGCAGAATAACAACCTTGCTTAATAGGAGGGCGGAATGGCTGCTTCTATCACAGCAAAAACAGTTACAGCTACCGGAACAGTACTGGGTGGTAGAACTCGTTTAAAAGCTTTCTATGTAAAGACAGCTTCTAGCGGTTCACCTGCGGTGGTGTTTAAAAATGGCAGTGCCGGTGCAACTCTATTGTCGATGGTGTTCCACACATCCGACGACAATCAGATCACCATACCTGACCACGGTATGATCTTCGACGATGAGTGTCATGTGACACTTACCAATGTAGATTCGCTTACTGGATTCTTTGGCTAATGGCTAGAAAACCAGCCAAAATGCCAAATCGTAACAAGAAAAATTTCCGCTCTACGAAGTCTGGAGCGGGAATGACCAAGGCTGGTGTGGCGGCGTACCGCCGCGCCAACCCCGGGTCAAAGTTAAAGACCGCTGTTACTGGTAAAGTAAAGAAGGGGTCAGAAGCTGCTAAACGTCGTTCTTCTTACTGTAGCCGTTCAAAGGGACAGATGAAGATGCATAACATCAATTGCAGCAAAACGCCTAAGAAACGTATTTGCGCTGCACGGCGGAGATGGAAGTGCTAATGGACAATAAGATATTTATTGTAGCCCTGTTGGGTTTCTGTGGGTGGATTGGCATGTCTGTCACAGACTTAAAAACCGAAGTCGCAGTGGTTAACATGAAGGTTACGGAAAACCACAAAATGTTAAGCGTTTTGTGGGATGATTTCTTGGAGAAGAAAAATGGCAATCTCGCGTGGATCAATGGCAAAGCAAATAACAAAGCCACCGCAAAGACGAAAAAGACCATCCAGTAATCCCAGAGTTGCTAGGGGGTGCGGCACTGTTTTAAGTGACAGAAGAAAAGTAACTAAACGTGCGAGAAGGAAAAAAAGGAATGGCTAAAGATGCATGTTACAGCAAGGTTAAGCGCCGTTATAAAGTCTTCCCGTCAGCGTATGCAAGCGGGGCAATCGCCAAGTGCCGAAAAGTTGGCGCAGCCAATTGGGGAAACAGCAAGAAAAAAGCAAAAGGGGGAACATTTAAATACCGAACAACCAAGATATATTGATAGCGGCCCTGTAATTCTACGACCGTGATTAATCAGAGAGATAGTTATGGAACCAATATCGACGGCCTTGGCTGGGATAGCTTTAGTTAAAAGCGCCGTTGACGGTATCAAGAGTGCAATTGGCACAGCTAATGATATAGGAGACATTGCAGGTCAGATAGATGCTTTGTTCACGGGTCAAAAGCAGGTAAACGAGGCTAGGAATAAAAAGTCTGGCGTTGGGCTGACAGATCAGTTTGGTGTAGAGTCCGTTGCTCGTGAGATGATCGATGCTAAGTTAGCAGCGGAAAAGCTACAAGAAGTAGCTACTATGGTGAATATGCGTTTTGGCCCGAACACATGGAAGAATATTTTAGAAGAAAGACAAAAAAGGATACAAGAAGCAAAAGAGGCTGCGGCGGCAGAGCGTAGGCGAAAGCTACAAGCGTCCAGAGAATTTGAAGAAATGATGAAGCAAATTGTTCTTGTTGCTACTATCATAGTTATTTCTTTCGGTTTGTTCGTTTATTTGTTTGCAGTTATTCAGTAAGTATGGATGAGATATGGCAGTACGAAAAACTAAAAAGGGAGCGGCTCTCAAGCGGTGGTTCAAAGAAGAATGGAAAGATGTTCGCACGGGCAAAGCGTGTGGGCGTGGCAAGGGTGAAAAACGGGGTACTCCATATTGCCGCCCCTCTAAGCGTGTGTCTTCTAAGACCCCTAAAACATCCAAAGAAATGACAGCGGCAGAAAAACGTAGTAGAATATCACAAAAGAAGAGACTAGGACAGCCAGCGGGTAAGCCACGCAGAGTAAAATCTTTAAGAAGGAAAAAATAATGGCTCTTTCAGGATCCAGAAACTTCGAGCTAAACGTCGCTGAAATTATTGAAGAGGCGTATGAGCGGTGTGGGTTAGAGGCTCGTACTGGTTATGACTTTAAAACAGCAAGGCGGTCTCTTAACTTAATGTTTGCTGACTGGGCTAACAGAGGTCTTAACTTGTGGACGGTTAAGCAAGGCACACAGGCTCTGACATCAGGCACAGCGACATACACTTTCACAGCGGATTACACAGACTTGTTGGAAGTAGTAATACGTCGCAGCGGCACAGACTTTGAGCTATCGCGGATGTCTAGGGGTGATTACTTAACGCTCCCTGCAAAAACAACAGAAGGCCGTCCGAGTCAGTATTTTTATAATCGTCAAACACTGCCACAGGTGACGCTGTGGCCTACCCCAGACAATTCCACAGATACTTTAATTTACTATTTTGTGCAGCGGATGGATGACGCAGACACTCTAGTTAATACGGCAGATGCACCGTTTCGGTTCTATCCCTGTATGGTTGCGGGTCTAGCTTATTACGTCGCGATGAAGAAAGCCCCGGATAGAATTCAACTTTTAAAAGCTGTGTATGAGGAAGAATTCCAACGTGCAGCAGATGAGGACGAGGACAGGGTGCCGCTGAAGCTTCAGCCAAGTATTCAATATCTTCGGGTTAATTAATGGCAAGACATGCATCTGGTAAAAGGGCTTGGGGTCTTTCGGATCGTTCCGGGTTTCGGTATCGTCTTGCGGAGATGTTGGTTGAGTGGAATGGTCTTAAAGTTGGGCCAGATGAGTATGAAGAGAAACACCCACAACTAAACCCACGCAGAATAGGACCGGACCCGCAGGCTCTTTTACAGCCTAGACCGGACACAGCCACCGAGGTAGCTGGTCAGGTTCTTTTAGTGATGAACCCCTTTCAGTCAGGAAGTGCGGGTTCTTCTGTGATTACTGTGTTTGAACCATCTCATGGACGCAGCACAGCTAATGTTGTTATTTTCCGTAAAACACAAGCATTTGACGGTTTTTCCACAACCGTCTTGAACAAAGCTGCGGGGTACACAATCACCGTTGTTGATGCCAATTCGTATACAATTACAGTTATTGGCGAAACAGCAACCATTGGCGGCACAAGAGGCGGGGGCGGAGTTGCAACCGCTGCCGCCGGTGTAGCAACAACATCATCGACGTTCGATTCGATAAGTGTTACATTCGATTCGGCAAGCGAGACTTTTGACGAGGCTTAAATGGCAAAACAAGCAGTAGGAATTGGAACATCAGCTAATGATGGAACGGGTGATACCCTTCGCGCAGGCGCGGACAAGATAAACGATAACTTCGATGAGATCTACAGTGCGTTAGGTAATGGAACCACGCTCACAGATATTATCGACACAAACGGTGTTCTTGACGTTAGTCAAGGCGCTAATAAGATCGTTTTCTACTATGCGGCTTTTAG